ACTTGTCACGTATTCAGACAACATAGATGTCAATTCAGCTTCAGCGTCAACAGCGTGATAAGCGTTTAAGTCCTGAGCAAGCTCTGGAGTCCAAACAGCTTTTAACTTACGTGTTTTAGCAGTAATAGCGATTGAACGCATCTGTATGTCAACTTCTGGAATACCAACGTTAGCTTCTTCAGGATTAGATCCTTCAGAGTTAGATGATACTTCGAAGTCACCACGTGTGATGTCGGTTGGTTGCTTGTGATATGCAATATGGCC